GTATTACATTGATCTATCATCCCAAAACAATAAGAGGGCTTACATATGTTCCAAAAGTGTGATATACTTATAGGCGATAAGTCAAGCATAAACAGGGAGAAAATTATGCTCACCTATAAGGGATACGCGGTAAATACGGTCAAAGAAGCGGTAGAAAGATACACCGAAAAGACCGGTTTTGAGCCTACCGTTTTACTGGTAAGGCCAGAGCACGAGATCACCGGAAAGCATCCCGGTCTAATCCGTTCGAGCAAATATGGCCTTAGTGGTATCGTTCTTGTGTCTCACTTGCTTGGCCAGGATGAGATTGATAATCTCCGCCTAAGCGTACCCGATAACCTGATACGGCTTCCGGGTGCTGGAAAATCTGACCTAGCAACGGCAGACCTTGCGGCGAAAAGCCCGCGAGTTTATGTGCGCACGCAGAAGGATGGACGCCCTAAACACGGGGACGGAACCTGCCCGCATTGCAAGCAGAAAATCAAGGAATTTGAGGCGCTTGGTTGGTGGTGGGGATGGTCACAGGGGATCGAACCCGAATACTGGGAGGAACTGCGGTTCTTCGTTTTCCAGCGGGATAAATTCACCTGTACCAAATGTCATAACCGTTTTGGCATGAACGGGCTCCAATGCCACCATGTTACCCCGAAAGAGGAAGGCGGCGCGGATAGTTCACGGAACCTAATCACGCTATGCTCAGAATGTCACGAAGATGCACACCCGATATACCCAGAACAGGAAGGTGACAAATGACACTTACACGCATGACCACGGGGAAGCATGGGATGAGGAGGCCGAGGTGAGTAAACCGATAACCCCGGATGAGTTTGAAAAATTGTTAATGGCATTCGAGGCGCACCCATACATCGCCGAATACCGCGCCGTGATGAACGCTTACCGCGCCGCCGCGCACTTTGCAACGCTCAAGCAAATGGACTTTGAAAGCAACGAATGGGAGTGCTCCAATTGCGGCGGCGCGTGGTGTTTGGAGGACGGAACACCGCAAGAAAACGAGATGCGCTACTGCCACAATTGCGGTGCATATTTTGAGGCGATTATCCCGGCGCGAGATCCATACGAGGAGGAATGATGGGCGCAACACCAAACGCAACGATCACTATAACGACAACAGAAGAAGCGGCCGCTTTAGTTGAAAAGCTGTCGCGCATTGTTCAAACGTTCGAGAGCCAGATCGGCGAGATCAACGCCAAACTTCTGGTAGCTCACGAAAACGACGTTTTTCACGTTATCGCCTATCGCATCGCCCTACGTGGCGTTTGTGAGGCGCTTGCGATTTTCACCGACCCAGATCATGGCCCGATCACGAAGCGCGACTGGGAGTTTATCCAGCGCAACGAAAAGCACGCATGGGAGATGCTGGAAAATGACTAACGTCACCATAGCCACCGCATCCGGCCCGCTGACCGGCACGCTCTCAGGCCGCGACCCTGACCGCCGCGAGGTGCAAATAGCCGTCAGGCGCGAGACTGCCCCGGCGTGGTTCCAGTCGCGGTATAAGTCGCGGGTGGTGTTTCTGTGGGTGAGGGAGAGTGAGGTGAAAAATGATTAGGGCGCGCTTTTTTGTCGAGGATGATGATTACAGGCCGGTCATATGGCCTATCAAGCATCCGTATTGGTGTACCGGGACTAACGCGGAAGGCGGAAGTATTCTTGTCGCGTATGCCGATACTGTTGAGGATGTTTATCAATTATGGCCGGATGCGCAAGGCGTTGAGGTTATGGAAACAACCGATAAATATAATTTCACCTCGCGTTTTCCTCGCCCGGACTGGATGGGCAATGACTGAGCGCCGTGCCGAATACCTGCCCGCCGCAGTCGTGCTTACCTTCGCCTGGCCCGCTGATACCTCGCTCAACGCCCGCATCCATTGGGCGAAACGGGCGCAGGCTGCTGAGGCGTGCCACCTCGAAGGCATGGCGGCGGCGCGAGAGGCGCGGGATGCGATGCCAGACGGCGAGTATCAGGTAGTCTACACATTCCACCCGCCCAGCCGAACGCGGCGCGATTTGGACAATTTTATCGCCCGGATGAAAAAGCACCAGGACGGGATCTTCGCCGCGTGGGGGCTGGATGACTGTTGCGTCCGCCGCGTGGTGGGTGAGTGGGGCGAGGTGACGCGACCTGGCCGGGTGGTGGTGACGGTGACGCGGTTGTGATATAATTACATCAATTCAGCAAACCTGGAGGTGGATGTCCGTAGGGCATCGAAGGCCCCGCCTAGCGCGGGGTTTTTTGTTGCCTACGCCCCGCCGTGTGTTGTATTTCCCCCGCGCGTGTTGTATACTGTAATAGCAGTCTTACTGTCGTTAGGAGGGGCTATATGTCACCTTTTGAGGTCATCATCAACGGCTGGCCGATCATCCCGATTATCCTGGGGCTGGTCGAGCTGGTCAAGCGGCTGGGGCTGAAAGGCAACGTGCTAATCATCGTGTCAATGGTTGTTGGCCTGCTGATGGGCGCGGGCAATTACGTTGCAACGCTGGGACTGCCGGAAGCCTTTGCCGGGTGGTTCGCGCTGATCGTGGGCGGGCTGGGCTATGGCCTGGTTGCGTCCGGCATCTATGACGTTGTGCAAAAAAAGGCGCAGTAATGGCGACGCAGGAGGGGGAAAGCGGGCGCATAACGTTAGCGGTCATCCTGCGCCGGTTGGATGAGATGGACGGAAAACTTGACCGCATCGAGCGTAACCAATGCAGGGCCGACGACCGCATCAACGACCTGGACAGAAAACAGGCCGTTACGGACGAGAAGCACAAGACCTACGGCGACGAGATCCAGAAGTTGCGCGACCGTGACACGACAACGGGCATACTTTCAGCCGTGTTCGCCGCTATCGCCGCCGGGTTCGGCTGGCTGATGAAGGGGCCGTGAGTGAGTAACATTACCTGGACTACCGAACACCGCAAAATCCGCGAGCTTATCCCATGGCCGCGCAACCCGCGCCAGATCAAGGGCGAGCAGGTGCGACGCCTGCAAGAGAGCGTGGAGGAGTTTGGGCAGTTTGAGACTGTAGCCATTGGGCCTGGGAATGAGGTATATAACGGCCATCAGCGTTTGAAGGCATGGGGGGCGAAGTTCGGCCCTGATTATGTGGTAGAGGTCAAGGTATCATCCCGCGCCCTGAGCGAGAAGGAGCGCGAGAAGCTGACCATCCTGGCGCACAAGGGCGCGGCGGGTGAATGGGACTTCGACACGCTGGCGAATGAGTTTGAGGTAAGCGAGTTGTTGGAGTGGGGGTTCAGCGAGAAGGAATTACAGATAGGCGGGTTCGACCTGGACGAGCCGAAGGGCGAAGACCCAGGCGCACAGATTGACAAGGCCGAGGAATTGCGCGCCAAGTGGGGGGTAGAGTCGGGGCAGTTGTGGAAGCTGGGCGAGCATCGGCTGATTTGCGGGGATTGCACGGATTTGTCTGTTTTAGATCGCGTAATGGAAACTAGCAAGGCCGACTTGGTATTTACCGACCCACCTTACAACGTGGCTATCGTAGGCGGTACGCATGACCCGCGAGATGAAAAGAACTACGGAAAAGGCCCACGCATTGAAAACGATAGCATGAGTGACGAGGACTTTGATAAGTTTTTATTGGATGCGTTTACGTCAATAAATATAGTTATGCGTGACGGAGCGGTTTTCTATGTGTGCGCCCCGGCGGGGCGCACAGAGACACAGTTTAGAAATGCCATCGACCAAGTTTTCACTTTGCGCGAATGCATTGTTTGGAATAAACAATCTGCTGTTTTTGGAAGGCAAGACTACCATTGGAAACATGAATCTATCCTGTATGGGTGGAAGGAAGGCGCGGCTCATTATTTCTGTGATGACCACACGCAGACAACGGTATGGGAAATTGACAGGCCGATGCGCTCTGCCAAAGAACACCCAACACAAAAACCAATCGAGTTGTGCGAGAAAGCCATTACCAATAGCAGTCAGATAGGATGGATTGTTTTTGAGCCATTTTCGGGGAGCGGTACGACTTTAGCCGCCTGCGAGCGACTATCCCGCAAATGCCGCGCCGTGGAAATCTCACCCGCTTATGTCGCGGTTGCTATCCAACGCTGGGCAGACATGACCGGGCAGACGCCTGTTCTACTGGAGCAAACAGGATGACCGCGCCAAAACCAGGCACGTTTTCCAAAGGCGACGCCCGCATCAACCGCAAAGGCCGCCCTAAGACGTTCGACGAACTACGGGCGCTGGCGCAGGTAATTGCCCACGAACGCACCAACGTAACCGCGCAAGACGGGCACGCCCTGACCGTGGCGGAGGCGATCTTGCGGCAATGGGCGCAGTCGAAAAAAGAGAGTTTACAGATTAGATTTATGGAAGTCGCGTTTGGGAAGGTGCCGGATAAGTTGGAGATGAGCGGGCCGGATGGGGACGCTATCCGCATTATTGACGAAACCGAGAAACATGATTGACGTCAGACTGCCAACGCCTCACACCGCCCAGCGCCAGGTGGAAGCCTCCGCCCGGCGCTTCAACGTCTTGTGTTGTGGGCGCAGGTGGGGCAAGGATGTTCTGCTTGAACGCCGCGCGGTAAAGAAGCTGCTGAAGCAACCTCACCCCGTGGGGTGGTTCGCCCCGACGTACCGCATGATGCAGGAGAACTACCGCGCGCTAAAAAACATTCTCGCCCCGGTCATCACCCGCGCAAGCGAGACGGAACACCGGGTCGAGGTATTGACTGGAAACGTTATCGACTTCTGGAGCCTCGACAATCCAGACAGCGCACGCGGGAGGAAATACGGCTATGTTGCAATCAACGAGGCCGCAATGGTCAAGGCGCTTATGGATGCGTGGAATATGGTTATCCGCCCGACGCTGGCAGACTACAAGGGCTGCGCCGATTTTGGCTCAACCCCCAAAGGGCTAAACGGTTTTTATGAGCTGTGGGCAATAGCCGAAGATCATCCCGACTGGACGCGGTTCAAATTCCCAACGGACGCGAACCCGCATATACCACCCGAAGAAATCAGGGCAATGCGCGAAAGCCTGCCCGCGCGGGTTGTACAGCAGGAGATCGATGCCGAGTTCGTAGCCGACGGCAGCTACTTCCAGCGCGTGTCCGAACGCGCCACCCTCACCGACTGCGACACCCCCGACCAACACACGGGGCATAGCATCTACGGCGGGCTGGATTTTGCCATGGCCGAGGATTACACCGTGCTAACGCTGGGTTGCAGGCAATGTAACCGCGTGGTGTTTTGGGATCGGTTCAACCAGATCGACTACACCTACCAGCGCGCGCGGATCATCGACAATTGCCAACGCTGGGCAATCGCCGGGCTACTGCCGGAACGTAACAGCATAGGACAGCCAAACATAGAACTACTCGCGGCGGCGGGCATCCCGGTTCTATGGGGGCATGACCTGAAGCCGGGGTTCTCGACGACCGCGACCACCAAGCCGGAACTAATCCAGGCGCTTGCGGGCGCGCTGGAGCATGACGGGTTTGACGTGCCGGCAGACTATGCGGATGAGTTGCGCAGCTATGAAATCAACGTGACCGCAAGCGGGCACAACCAATTCTCGGCCCCGGAGGGCCAACACGACGACCGGGTGATGAGCCTGGCGCTGTGTTGGTGGGCAATGACCAGGACAGGAAGGGCGGGGTTATGAACATTATTGACCGTTTTCTAGTACGTTTTGGTTATGCCAAGATGCAGCCCGGCGCGGTTACCGAGCGCGTCCCCCTCACGATGGCGAACGATTACAGGTGGGAGATTGACCCTTCCAAGCTGCTGGAAAACGATGCGCTATATCGCAAGATCGGGTGGATCTTCTCCGCCGTCAATGCCGTGGCCGAGTACGGCGCGGGCGTCAAGTTCAGCGTGTCCTCCATGGCGGGCGAGGAAGAGAACGACATTCCCAACCATCCGTTCGAGGTGCTACTGCGCAAGCCCAACCCGCTTATGAGCCGGGCCGAGTTCTTGGGCGCGTCATTTAGCTATTACCAGTTGTCCCACAACTGCTATTGGTGGATCAACAAGGTAGGCAACCAGCCCGCCGAGTTGTGGATCATCCCGCCGGGGCAGATCACCCCAATCTGTGACGAACGGCTTTTTATCTCGCATTACCAGTACATCCCCTACACCGGGACAGAGTTGAGCATCCCGGTCGATGAAATTGTACACGTAAAGCGGTTCAATCCCAACAACCCCTTCCGGGGCGAGGGGCTGTATGAAACCGTCAAATACCAGGTGCAACAGGACTATGGCGCTTTACGCAACCAGGCCGCAGTACAGACCGAGAACAACGGCGCGCCTCCCGGAATACTCGCATTTGGCGCGTCCATCAATGACAGCGAGTGGGAACGGCTAAAGCGCGAGCTGGCCGAGGCCGCGCGCAAGATGCTCAAGTACATGCCTTTGCGCGGTGTAGGTGCTGGCGGGGTTCAATGGCTGCCCAACGCCTTGAGCGACCGCGAGATGCAGGTAATCGAGAAACGCGCCTTCACGCGGGACGAGCTTTTCCAGATTATAGCGCCGGGGTATCTGAATATGATGCTCCCCAACGCGACTGAGGCGAACGCCAAAACCGGCAAGGCGACGTTTACCGAATACTGCGTTTGGCCTATGCTCAACGCGTTCGCTGAGAAGATCACCAATGACCTGCTACCGCTCTACGGCGAAAACCTTACCGGCGCGTTCGATGACATTCGCACCAAAGACCGCGTGTTGGAATTGCAGGAAATGGCAGAGTACGCCAAAACGCACACGGTTGAGGAAGTGCGCAAAAAGTATTGGCGGGATGACAAGCTGGGCGATAAGCGGGATAAGTTGATGCCCGCGCAGATTACCCCTGAGACAGGCGACGGCACAGAGCCGGAACCAGCCCCCATGCCCGCGCCCGTTGCGCCCGTTGCGCCGGTTGTGCCACCATCCGAGGCCGCGCCAGTCGAGAGCGAACAGCCCGACCAGGATGAGGCCGAGGACGCGGAACAGGCTGCCGAGATGAAACGCTGGCGCAAAGTGGCGCGCAAGTGCATCGAACGCGGGCAGGCGGTCAAGGAATTCAAGAGCGAGATTATCCCGCCCATCGAACACGCGCGGGTATCCGCCGCGCTGGCAGGGTGCAAGACGCTGGCGGAGGTGGATGCGGTATTCACGGCACAACCCGCCGCGCCCGTGCAAGACAACAGCGCGCTACTCACCCTCGCCGCCGAAATCCGCGAGGCGCGCAAGGCGCTGGCCGTGGAGCCTACCCCGCAGCCCATCGCCGTGACCGTCAACGTGCCCGAGCGCGGGGTAACAGTCTCGCCGCAGGGTATCACGGTCAATGTACCAGAGCAGGCCGCGCCCGTAGTCAACGTCAAGGCCGGGGACGTGCATCTGCCCGCGCCCGTGGTGACTGTCAACCGGGCGAATAAGCGTATCGTAGATAACGGCGACGGCTCCTACTCGGTGAAGGAGGAATAATGGGCGTAACCTACCAGAACCAACAATACGCGACGCCGCCGATAAACACCACCGTCAAGACTACCCAGACGGCGGGGGCGGAGGTGCAACACGTCGCGCTGGATGATGCGGCTGGGCTGCCCCTTGTCGAGACGCGCGCGAATACGGGGGTAAGGGCGCTGACCGTGGCTATCGGGCCGACCGATCCCATCTCGGATATTCCGGTTGTGATGCAATTCGACCACCACCAGGTGCATGAGGGAGAGAGCCACATCTGGAGCGTGTTGGTATCCTCACTTTCAAGCGGATCGAGCAAGGATATTCGGCTTGTCGTGCCGGCCGGGCTTGACCCGACCACCGAGACGCCGCATCTCGAATTTGAGGTATTGAGTACGGCAGAGGCGGAGGTCTATTTCTACGAGGCGTCCACCTACAGTGGGAACGGCTCACAAAGAACGCCGGTCAACCGAAACCGCAATAGTCTTACAACCCCGGCGATGGAAATATGGGAAGACCCAACCGTGACCGGCGTAGGCACTACGTTATGGATCGGGCTATCAGGAAGCGGCGTTCGCGCGGGCGGGGGCGACCGTGGGATGGCCGAGTGGGATTTGTCTGTCAACCAGGTCTACACCTTGCGCGTGACAAGCCGCGCCGCCGCTAATAAGGTGGTTATCCGGCTCAACTGGTACGAGGATCTCGGTGTGTAATGCTCCTACTGTGGAACGCGCTACCCCCGCTTGCAACACCCGCGCCAAAGTATACGGCGCTGATATTCGGACGCGGGTATGGGCCGGGCTTGCCGCTGATAATCGACTACCGGCTGGAGTTCGACAACCGCGAGCGGCGGCGGGACATGGCGCGATTGTTGGCAATGTTGGAGGCACTAGATGACTGATGCACGCGCGAGGCTGGCGGAGTTGTTGGATCGGGCTGAGGAAGTGTTAGCCGCTTATAACCCGGTCAAGATGCTGACGCGGGATGAGCGGCAAGAGGCGCTGAAAGCATACGTCATGCTCAAGCCGTGGAAAACTGCCGACACATACGCCGATCACGTCTGGGCTTATATGCGCCGCTTTTTCAAGGGCGAGTATGATGCTTTCCAGTTTATTGACGCGATGGCGGCGGAGATCGAAAACCAGTACATGCGGGCATGGCGTGAGGGCGCGGCGGAGATGGGTGCATACCCGGAAGATTTTACCGCTGAGGATGACGCGCAGATCGAGAGCATCATCACCGACAACACCAATTATCTTGATGGTATCGCCGGGGACATTGAGCAGTTTATCAGCGAAGGGCCGCATACGGATGCCGAGTTTTCCGCTGCTTTCCAGTCTCGCGTATCCTTGTGGAGCGTAGGTTATGAGCGCACGGTAAACCAGGCGCGGCTACACTTTGGCACGAAACAGCGGCTTATCTGGGTAGCCGGGCCGACTGAGCAAGGCTGCCCGACGTGCAACGGGCTAAATGGTATCGTGGCATGGGCGCAAGAGTGGGAGGAAGCCGGAGTATTACCGCGCGGCGAGATGCTACAATGCGGCGGCTGGCGCTGCCTGTGTAGCCTGGAACGCACGGACGCGCGGCGAAGCCCCGGTGCGTTATCACGCATCCTTGACATTATGACGGCGGTAAACCTGGGCGATAAATCGGTAAAATATAGCGACGATCAACCGCGAGATGAGGCCGGAAGGTGGACGGATGGGGGAGGAGTTTCGGAAGGAGGAACTTATGGTAATGCAGTCGCGTCAGACCCACACGCTCAGGAGTATGCAAGTGTGACCCCTGGACAAAGAAAAATGCCTGGGGATATGTCAAAAAAAGAATACGAAAGTCTACAGGTTGTTTATCGTGGTGAAAGAGCGGGAAGTTCTCAGGAGGGGCATGTATTCGTCTCTAATGATAGAGAGTTAGCGGCCCAGCATGGAAAGGTGAAAACATTCCGCGTTTTACCAGGATCAAAAATATACCCAGACCCTGAAATAGAGGGATTTGCCGACAGATCACTATCTGGTTTTGAATCATTACAAAACGGATCGGCGGTAATAAATTATGATGACATGGTTCTTGATTTACCATACGAGTGGTATAAACGATGACCGCCCCCATTATCCGCGTAGAGTTCGACAATGCCGCCGAAGTGAAAATAAGATGACCCCGCTACCGGCGCTTACTTTGGCAGCATTTCTGTCGTGTCGTTTCCGCGCAGGATTTACGCGGGGCCGAAGGTAGTATACCATGAGTGATTTTATCGTAGTATCCGCTGACGGGCTAAAGGAATTAGAGGCGAAGCTAAAACGCTTGCCAGATGCCGTGGCAGATGACGGCGTTACAGCGGCGAACGCCTATCTGCTCAACGTGGTCAAGACCTACCCACCGCAGAACTACGTCACCCGGAAGGCCGCGTATGGCGTGACTTTTTTCACCGCGAGGCAGCGCCGCTGGTTTTTCGCCGCATTGCGTAATGGGGAGATTAGCGTACCCTACAAACGGACGCAGGGTATCCGCAATAACTGGCGGGTAGAGGGTACGGGCCGTCTGTCATTCCTTGCCAACGACGCGCCGGGCGTAGGTTGGGTAATGGGTGAAAACCAGTCGCGGCATGAGGCTAAAGTCGGGTGGAAGAAAGTAACCGACATTATCAAGGAGCGCACCGCCGCGATTGTCAAAGCGTTTGATGGCGCGGTCAAGCGGGCTATCCGGCGGGTGGGCCTGTCATAGGTATTGAAATCCCCATCATACGGGGTATAATAGTAGTATGAACATACACGAGGCGCTAGAACTAATCAAGGAAGATATAACCGGGATAACCCCATCTACCAAAGTTATCCCTGCCGGTGACGCACAATCTTCCGTGGTCGGCTATGATGACCTGCTAAGGCAGATCGTTCTCCAGTTGCGTGGAAGATTTGTAATAAGATCCAATGACCAGCTCTACTCTTTCCGCGTTTTCCAGAACGCGGAAAGTGACATGGTAGCATTATCTGAGCCGAAAGAATTTACAGCATAGTCTATTGTAATCCCCCTCCAATCGTGGTATCATGGGTACATCCGAATAGCCATACCCGCAGGATAGCCGAGGGCCGCGAGGCGAAGCGAAAAGGCAGGTAAGGCGAGGCGCAATAGGTCAGTAGACGGCGCACTATTCCCAAACATGGGTTAGTGCGCCGTTTTCGTTTATCGAGGTGAGTATGTCGGAACATGTAATCCCCCCTGGTCAAAAAGCAGACAGCCAAAAGGTAGTTATCAATACGACTATTCCAGCCCAAGGCGGATATGTTAGCGGCGCGGTTTTAGATGCTCTCAAGATCGGGGCACGCAATAACGCAGAGGATAAGGGCCGCATCCGCGAAGTACGCAAGGCCGCGCGCGCGATTGTCGATCACACCATGGCCATGGAGCCGGACGATGAAGACCGCGAGGAAATGGTAACGAAATACCTTGCCGATCCCGCCTCTATCGTGGTCATGGGTGACACGGTCAAGGCGCTCCCCGATGGGCGCGTAGGCGGGTATCTGGTGCGATTTTCCACCGCCGCCGATCCTGACATCACCGGCGAGTTTTTCACGGCTGAGACTGATTTTGGCGGGGCAAAGAATACCCCCATCCTCTACCACCACGGCGGGGACAAGATCATCGGAAAGCGCATTATCGGCGCTGGCGAGTTGAAAGCCGACGAAGTGGGGGTATGGGTCGAGGCGCAATTGAACATGCGCGACCGTTATGAAAAAGCGATCTACGAAATGGCGAAGGCGGGCAAGCTGGGGTGGTCAAGCGGCACCGCCGGTCATTTGGTGGAGCGTGTGCGCAAGAGCGAGGGCGCGGTATGGCTCAAGTCCTGGCCGCTGGGGATCGATGCAAGTCTCACCCCCACCCCGGCAGAACCGCGCAACACGAGCATGAGCCTAAAGAGCGTAACACAGCCAGAGGCGGCGGCAGGCGTCAAAGCAACCGGCGCGGCTGATACAGACAAACACCTTACAGGAGTTATTGACATGGACGAGAAAGAACTGCTTGAACTGCTGGACAAACGCGACGCCGCGAAAGCCGCCGCCGATGCCGAGGCCAAGAAGGCCGCGGAGATTGATACCCTCCGCAAAGAGAATGAGGAACTGAAGACCGCCGCCGCCAAAGCCAACCGCCTGCCGGGCGGCGCTCCCCTCGTGCGCGAGTACGCCGACACCGACAAGTACGACGGCCTTGACGCCGCCGAGACCGCGCTGGCCGCTGACGTTCTGCGCGGCGCTAATCGCCCGGTTCCCGTTGGCATGGTCAAGGCCATCGCCCTGAAAACCGCCCGCGAGGAAAAGAACGGCTATGCCCGTGGCAACCTCAAGGCCGCCGGGTTTGGCGACCTGTCCGACGCCGCGATCAAAGCCGCGACTGACCCCATGTACTCGACCGGCTCCCTCATCGGTTCCGACTGGGTGGGCACGGCGTACAGCAATCAGATCTGGGAAGCCATCCGCGCGAACGCGCAGGTGGTTGGACGCATCCCGACCGTGGTTATCCCCGACGGGTATTCGTCCGAGTACTTCCCGGTTGAAAGCACCGATCCCACCTGGTACAAAGTCGCGGAAACGACCGCCAATGACAGCACCATGAAGATCCCGGTTGGCACCGTCACCGTCTCGCAGATGGCGACCGCCACCAAGCAGCTGACCGTGGCGAAAATGGGCGCGCGCGTGGACTACACCGGCGAGTTGACCGAGGACAGCATCATCGGGTTTGCCCCGCAGTTGCGGATGCAGCTTGCCAAGTCGGGCGCTGAAATGATGGAGTATGTTGTCATCGATGGCGACACCGCCACCAGCTCCAATATCAATGATATTGGCGGCACGACTTACTCGGGCGCGGCTACCAGCCTGTTCCTGCTCACGAACGGCTTCCGCAAGTCCCCGCTTGTGACCACCACGACCCAGAGCCGCAGCGCCGCGGGCGGGTTCGTGGTCGAGGACTTTATCGCCACCCTCAAGCTCCTGGGCTCCAACGGCATCGGCGCTGGAGATCCGCGCCAATGCGCGTTCATCGTTGACCCGAACACCTGGTTCGCGGCTATGCAGTTGCCCGAGGCCAAAGACGCCAATCAGACCGTTCTGCGCGTGCAGGATGGGGCCGTCAAATACGCCTACGGCGTGGAAGTCGTGCCGTCCTGGTTCATGCACAAAAACAGCACCTCGCGCAAGGCGAACACCGCTGGCAAGGTCGACCAGGACACCGCCGGGAATAACCTGTACGGCGCGATCCTGGCCGTGCGCTTCGACCAATGGAAGTTGGGCTACAAGCGCCGCATGACGATGGAAGTCACCCGCCGCCCCGAAAGCGACAGCTGGAGCATCGTTGCCCTGACCCGCTGGGGCCTGGCGCAGCGTGACACCCTCGCCGCCGCCGAGACCTACTACGTCGGCGTCTAACCCTCACCGTGATTAGTGGGGCGGGCGAATAACCCGCCCCAAATGGAGGTATGAAATGGCTCTTATCAAACAGCCCTTGAAATCGATCAAGCCCCAGGCGGGAACGCTCTGCCAGGGCATCGGCAACGGCTCAGGCTCCACCCTGACCGGGCTTTTCAAAATGGGAACCGGCGCGGCGCAGATGTTCGACTACCGCAGCCGGGCCGACACCGCGAGCGGCTCAGATGCCCGCATCATCTACGCCCGCATGCACCAATACGGCGCGGGCGGGGGTGAGGCTATCCGCGCGTATGCGTTTGCGCAGAACGCCGCGACTGCCACTACCGGCACGCTCAACGGCATCCATGCCACCATGAGTATCGCCACTTCCAGCGCCATCTCCGGCGCTGGGCAGGCGATCCGGGCTACTTTGGAAGCGGCCGCCGCGTCTCGCACGCTGGGCGGAACCATCGCCGCGCTGAACGTGGATAGCAACATCGGAACGGGCAACACGCTCCCCGCCGACGCCTCGTTTATCCGCGTCACCAATACCGGCTCCGTCTCGCTGGCAAAACTGCTCAACCTTCCCGCCGTAGCAAGCGGCGGCATGGTCGCCGCGCACACGACCGACGCAATGACGCACAGCGTCCGTTGCATCACCGGAAGCACCGTGGTTTATCTCATGGCGACCACCACCGCTACCAACCGGACGGGCGGCGCGTAAATGGGTACGATAACCCTCGACTGGATCACCGCCGAACGGGCGCAGCTCATCGAACAAATACGCCGAATTGAGGGCGCGTTAGAAATGCTCGAGATCATAGAAAAGCAGATCGCCGCCCCAGATGCTATCACTTTGGATGATCTGAAACAGGCCGTAGGCGCTGATACAGTCGAGGTTATCCCCCTGGAAGGAGGGAAATAATGCTCCGAAACGCGGTCTTTTCCGTAACGGTCAATTCAAGCGGGGATGGTAGCTCAACGCTGACTCCCGCGACGCGCGGCCTGCTGTACGCGATTGAGTACATCAAGGGAAACTATGCAGACGGCCATGACTTTACCCTGTCATCGGTGAATAGCGACATGACCGACCTGCTGTACACCGGGACGAACGTGAACGCATCCGTTCTTCTTCTCCCCCGCGTGGATATGGTGGGAAACACCGGCACGGCGCTTGGCCTGAACAGCGGCATGATCCCCTTTTTTGGGCAGTTGAAAATCACAGTTGCCCAAGGCGGGAACGCCACCAGCGGGAAATACGCCGTTTGGTGGTTCGACGACTAAACCAATCATCCTCCCTGGTTGGGGGCGGGGTGGGCAGTCCACCCCGCCCATAGAGGGAAAATGGCAGAGTACACCACGCTTGCGAGTATCAAAGACCGGCTAGAAATCACATCATCGGACGAAGCCGACGACCGCGTGATTATGACGGCTGTACGCGCCGCGTCCGCGCTTATGGCTGGCGAGACACACCGCGAGTTTGTAGCCGTGTCCGAGACGCGATACTTTGACGTACCCGATAACAGCACGTTGGAGGTCGATGATTTTACCAGCCTGACCAGCATCACCAACGGCGACGGAACGACTATCCCGCTTACCGAGGTGGTCTACCTGCCGGGTAATAAGTCGCCCAAATGGGCGGTACGGATCAAGCCGTCATCCGCCTACTATTGGAGCGGGGACAGCAGTGGGAACACCGTCCAGACTATCACGATTGTTGGCCTGTGGGGGTATTCGGATGACGCGCCGGATGACGTAGCCGCCGCTGTGGAAGATATTGTAGTCAACAAGTACAAATCAAGGCATGGCGTAGGCGCTGAGGGAGTGGCGACAATCACCGCCTCCGGCGTGGTCATCACCCCGAAGGACATTACCCCGTTTGCAAAGATGGTCATTGACCGCTACAAGAGGCTATCGTGACCGTAACCATCCACACCGAGGACGTTATCACGGCTATCTCTAACCTGAGCATTACCGGCGTGACCGTCTGCGACTTGAACGAGATCCCCGACGGCGCGGATGAACGGCGATCCTATCTCATCCCCTCGCCGGGCGAACCGCCGTTCGTGACTGAGTTTGAGATCGAGCGCGTCACGTTCGGTCACAGCCTAGCCGGCCAGAACGCGACCTATCGCCTGAATTACAAGCTGCTTTACAAGCCAGTCGGAACCGGGCGCGGGCTAAAAGACGTTATCCCAGGTCTAACCACGATGGCGGTCAATGTGGTCGAGGCGATCCAGAACACCGTCACCTTAGACGGGGCCGTCACATGGAAGGCGCGGCTGGATAACATGGTCATTATTACCGACCCATCCGGCAGGCCGTGGGATGGGTGGAATATCTCGGTTGAGGTGCTGGACTTCATCCAGTAGGAGCAACATATGGCGCGAGGAAGATCAGTACCAGACTTCGAGAGGCTTTACATCGATGGCTATGACATGAGCGGCTATACCATCGACTGCGGCGACCGGGGCGTGGAATACGAGGAACGTAACAGCTACTGTCTTGCGGACGCTTGTAAGGGCGCGTTAGTAGGCAAGCCGAATTGGATCTTTGGCCCGGTCAACGGCGCTTTCGATAATACCGCTACTTCCGGTATCCATGTTTTAGCAAATGCCGCGCAAGGGACGCGCCGCAATATCATGCACCTGCGCGGGGTACGCGCCGCGCCCGCTATCGGGGATGATGTTTTCTGCGCGCAGATGATCCAGTCGAGCTATCAGGGCACGAACGGCGAGATTGCGGCGGTAAACCTGCAATTCGCGCACGACGCAACATCTACCATCGCCTACGGCAATCCATTCGGCGCGTTATTGCACGTCATGGGCGCAGAGACCGGCGCGAACACCGCCAATACCAACGCCGACAACGGCGCTGCCACCACAAAGGGCGGGTGGTTGATGTACCAGATCACCAGCATCACCGGAACGGGAACGGTGACTATCTCGGTAGACGATAGCGCCAATGGTAGTACCTGGCTTGCCCTGTCTGGCGCGACAAGCGGCGCGATTGCAACGGCATCGGCTCCCGTGGCTGGAATTGTCAATCTCGGAACAACCGCGACGGTTCGGCAGTATCTCCGCTGGCAGTTAGCCTTTGGGAGTTCCGCGACCGCGTGTACTTTCGCCCTTGCTTTCATGCGGGGATATTAGGAGGCATAAATGGCTGTTCAAACTGGACGGACTGTACAGGACTTCACCAACCTGCTGATTGGGGCCGCTGGCGGCTCCATGTACAGCATGAAAATCGATACCCTGGGCGACCTGGGGCTGACCTACGAGGAACAGGACATGTTCGCGTGGATCGACGCCGTGAAGGGCGTTCTGGTGGGTAAGCCCGATTTTACCCTTGACTTTGGCGGGCCGATTGACAACACCGCGACGTCTGGCCCTTCGACCCTGCTCCGCGCATGGGTGGGGCAGATGACCGCCCTGTCTTTCGACGTGCAGGTGGGCGTGAGGCACGCTTGGGAAAACGGCGAGCAACAGTTCGGCGTGACCGGGGTTGTGGCATCCAACAGCGGCGTCATGGTCACGAAGTACACCGAAAGCGGCGGGAAATACTCAGCCACCATCCGCATGATTGCCGGAAGCGCCGCCGCGCCCGCTTGGGGGACTGCCGCCGAAGCCGTCCCATCCTAGTCATTGATTGAGGGAGGATCAATCACATGAGCAAACGCATTGAAAGCCCGATACCGCAATTTCCCGGCTATGTCATCCTGCCGGATTACTACCTGTTCGACCGCGTTATCCCGTGGGATGAAGCGTTCTCGGAAAACCTGAGCGAGCGCGGCATGGTTGGGGCAAAAGTCGCGGCAAAGGCTATCACGCCCATGGTCGAAGAATGGCATGTTGACGGCATCACCAACGGGGTTATTCCCGCTACCCCGCGAGTGCCCGCTATCAAGCTGATAACGTGGTTGATTGATGAGATCCAGCGCGTCATCGAAGGGGCCGACGCGGTAAACCCTCAGTCGGGCGGCGCGTCTACCAATGGCTAAAAGCCGGGGGGGATGCTCCGCCCGAATGGCGGGCGTTACAGGTTGTAGATAGGTTTGGGGCGCTGGCGGCGTTTGGCCGCGCAAGAGTGCGCGCGGATGATGTTTGTCGAGAGGGCCGCGCGGGCATGGGGGGCGAGGGCCGCGAGTGAGAATTGGGCGGCGTGGAGCGGGAAAAACCCAGACGCGGCGAAACTGCTAAACTGGTTGACAAAGGTAGGAGAGGCGAATGGCTGACCCAGAAGTCAAGATCAAGGTAACGGCGAATACAACGCAAGCTAAGACCGCGCTGGGCCAGTTTAGCGGCAAGTTGGATGAGGTAGTGCGCGGCGTGACCGGCTTTAGCCTCGCCTCGATTGGCACAGTCGGGGCGATTACAGGCGTGGTCAATGCCGTAAAGCGGGGCGTGGATGAGTGGCAGAATTACGCGCTATCCTCCAAAGACGCGAGTGATAGCCTTGGCATAGCGACCGAGGACTTTACCCGCCTTGTGCAAGTCGCTGATGACGCGCGGCTATCTCAAGAAAAACTAACTACCGCCTTACAGATGATGGCGAAAAACGGCGTAGCGCCATCGGTTGAAAACTTGGCGGCGCTGGCTGACGAATTGAAGGGGATGAGCGTCACCGAACGCGCGGCGAAGCTATCTGAGCTATTCGGACGCAATTGGAAAGAGATTTACAAGATCCTCAAAGACGGCGGGCAGGCGCTGAAGGACAACACCGAAGCCGTAGCTGATGGGCTTGTTGTGACCGGAAAAGCGGCTGACGAAGCTGAGGAATATTTCAAGGCAGTTGACAACCTGAACGACAGCCTGACCGAGCTAAAGAACGGGGCGCTAAAAGACCTAATCCCTATGCTAACGGGGATTGTCAACACCACCAACGGTGTCACCAGAGCCAACAAAGAAGCCGATCAATGGTGGCAAAAGTTGGTATATGCCCTTCCCGGCGTAGGATTGGCCGTCCAGGCGCTTGACGGTAGATTTTACGAGCTGAGAGATGCAAACGCGGCGGCGCTAGAAACGGCGCGGCAGATGCCGGATACGATGAACAGGGCAAGCACCGCAATAACCGATACTGGAAACGCGGCGGCTGAGACGGCAGACAAGATCAATAACGATTTAGCTAATGCGTTCAAATCAGCGCAAGAGGCGGCTAACAGTTGGAAAAACGGGGCTGGCGGCGATATTGCCGGGCAATTGGAGGCGGCTGGACTGAGCGGGGGCGACCTGAACCGCGCCTTGATTGCACTTGATAAGGCGATGGGAACGACTGAGTACAGCACAAAATTGCAGAAGGACGCGACGCAGAAACTTGTCGATGAGTTCAAGCGCACGGGGGATATTAGCGCGTTTGAAAATTCCTTGCAACGGCTAAAAAATGGGGGATTTATACCGTTACAGGAAAGCGCAGTACTCGCCCGCGTGCGCATACAAGAGTTATACGCAGAACTGCTAAAACTGGACGGTCAGACTTCAACCGCCTATGTCAACGTTATTAGCGGAAGTGGCGGCGGGACAATGACCAATAATAATCCCAACCCGGTCAATATCGCGGGCGCGGGAACAATCGGCGGGCGCGCGTCCGGCGGGCCTGTAAGACAAGATACGCCTTACATCGTTGGAGAGCAAGGGCCGGAGTTGTTTGTGCCAGGACGAAGCGGCGCAATTGTTCCAAACAATCAGCTAAATATGGGCGGAATCACCATCAATATCAACGGCGCGGGCAACCCATCCGCCGTAGCCAACGCGGTACAGCTAAAACTCGCCTCATACGGGCGGCAGTATCAGGGAGCATAATGACACCACAAGTCAAACTCACTCGCGGAAACACAAGCCTCGACCTGACCGCCGCGCCATACTCGGTGGGCATGGATTTTGCCCCGCCCGCTGTCAACCCCGCTTACAACATCAGCGCTGGCACAAGCGCCAACCGCACCGGCGGCGGAACGCTAATCAGCGACCGCTACAATAACCGGCAGTTTTCCTTTAGCTTGCGCATCCTCTCCACCTCATCGACGGGCGCACACGCGGCGGCGCGGGCTGTATCCGCCTTTGTCAAGGCTACCAGCGCAAGCCCGTTATACCTGGAATACCGCGAGAATACCAGCATCCCGGTTCCGTTGTGGGGCCAGTTGGGCGCTCCATTGCGCTATGAGGTTGTGACGGCTGACGTGGGAGCGCCGGAGAACGGCTACACCGAGACGGGCGCGCGCGGGTGGTTCGTGCAATTGAGTATGGATGTGAAGCCATTCGCCGTGGGCAACCGGCAGAAGCTGGCCCATGCTAACGGGGGCGTGTTTGAGGATAATTATGGGATGCCAGACGGAACCCCGCGCGGCGTAGCTATGTTCCGGGGGACAACGAATAAGATGACAAACCCGATTTTCGGGAGCGCCACTTATTCGACCGGGTGGACGGCTGGCAGCAACCTTATTATAAGCAAGAACCAAGACCCGCGTTTCTGCCTCCCAAATGTAGCGCAGAGCGTGAAAATCACCGCGCGCGCCGCGACAAATAATACATTTACGCAGAGCATCAACGCAGGAAACACAAACGATCATGCTTTCAGCGCGTATATCATCATGCCGGATGGGGGGGCGCCGACAACTTCCGATGTCGTTCTATATTACGGGACGGAGATCACCACAACCTTCTTCCATATTGGGGGTAGCTTGTGGATGGCCTATAACGACGATTACACGGCTACAAATGCGGCGGTCAATACAGGTATCCAGGTAAAAAGCGGAAGAACCGTCTACCTGCTGGGTTATCAATTCGAGGAATTGAAATATCACACATACCTATGTCATGGCGACCTTTTAGGTTGTTCGTGGAACGGGACGGTTCACGCATCTACAAGCACAAGGTCGCAACCCTGGCTTGACCTATCCCGCGAGGATAGTAACGTCAGTATAGCCGAAGGCGCGGTTTCTATTGTGATGAAAGCGGGGCTTGACGCAATTTATATTGACTTGGATCAATTCCACTTTGTATTATATGGAACTGGATACGGTGGGAGCGGTCTGGCGGCTTGGCGTGAACAATCGGACGAACGCATTTACTTTACTGACGGAACCAACACCATTGACAGCGGATCTTCCGTTATTTGGGATGCTGGCGATGTGAACCATCTAGTATACACATGGGGGCCAGGCGGGCTAAATGTGTATCTTAACGGCGCGAATATTGCCACCGGAGCCACTTATACCCCTGCCGATTTGGCTTCACAAGCTCAGCTTGTAATAGCGGAATCCGCCGATTGTGTAGTGATGGGTTTTGATGTTTACGGCGAAGAAATTAACTCTAGTCAGGTGTCTGCGATATACGCCGCGCTATCAGGGGCAGTCACCGCCGGGAGGCGCGTCTCCGCTATCCCGTATTTGTGGACTGATATTGGAACAATCGGGGGAGTAGCGAGTATTTACAACCACAGCGACAGCGGAGCTGGGCATAAAAATTGGAGCGTGATTTCCGGGGTTGATGGATCTGCTCCAGCGCAGTATTCGCACTATTTCACGTCAAGCACAACCACCAAGACCGCTTACTGGCTTGGAGGATACTCGATCCCTTGCGGGCCTTTTGATAATCCCTCCGTTCAATGGTATGAGGACGAGAGCGGAACGGTTGACGCGAATTCAAGCGGCGGCGAATATGAGACGGACGGGACAAGCCCGTTTGACTATGCTGTCACGATGAGCCGGAATACCGCTAACACCTATTCGTTTTTCATGCGTATGGGAGGGAGCGGGGCCGGAACAATCACGGTTACGCCATACCTGCAAAGCGGTTCCGGTCTTATCACCGGAACGCCGAAGGCTTGCACGGTCTCGACAACCCAAACGCTATACTATATCGGAACAATGACGCTGGACAACCAGCGTGAGTTTGAAAATGACCTGTTTTATCCCGCTGATAATATCTCCGCCGTTTTCCACGGCGAATATACCGGGATTTCCTCGCGGGTTGATTTTGTCATGGTCATACCCGATAATCTAATCAAAATCGATCAGGGGGTGAATAACGCGATTGGTGCAAGCCAGGATTACATCAACTACAACGGAAAGAACGCCTATTTATTTACCGTTGCTGGCGTTTTGAGTGCGCGTGTACCAGTCTGGGGGACTGAGTTGGTAATCCATCCAAACCGGCTAAACTTCCTCTGGGTGGTCATTGGCGATCACGGCGAGGCGCATGTGATAACAGACTATATCAACCTGACTACTTATATCTCCCCCCGGTACGGGTTAGTATAGTATGAACGCCAACAATATCACCCTGCAAGCCTACACCAGCGGCACAACCCTTGCCATAAATGCCGGGCTTGACAAAGCGCAAGACATCAACTTTGTCAAGTGCTACCCTGGCGGCCAATGCGTAGGACTGACGTTCTACGTCCCCCGCGACATCACCGCAAGCTGGAGCGTCACCAACGGGCAGCGGGTGACGGCTTACAACGGCTTGCGCATGGTATGGGAGGGCTATATCTCCAACATCACCCCCCAGGCGCGCGCGGATGGTATGGGCATGGCGGTAACGTGTGAGGGGGCGTGGAGCCGCTTTCTACAGCGGAGATCCACCCGCAAGCCGTGGGCGGATACCAGAATGAGCGAGGACGTTTGGCAGAACCCAACCAGCGCGGCGGCGGCGAATGATAAAAGCCTGCTTCAATGGGCTACGGTTGACCGGCAGAACCGGATCAGGTTCACGCCAAACAGCACGCGGGATGCAAGCGGCAATGAGACGGGCTGGGCGCAGAATGATTATGTGCGCGTGGTCTACACCGCCCCTACCGGGCAGACGATAAAGCGCATTACCTGGAGCTATGATTTGCAAGAGGGCGCGCAGAATTGGAAAATTAGCGCGTATGACCCGACCGCCGCCGCCGATATTGGCACGGGCGTAACAGCAAGCGGAACGGGGACGAAAGACGAAACACTCGGAACACCGAGGCAAACGGTTTGGTTATATTTCCAATGCGGCACGGTTGGCGGCGCTACCCCGCCTAGTGACGGCACGGTCTACGGCGAGTTTTCAAACATCGTTGTCTACACCGAGACGGGCAGCATCAACGCGCAGGAGATTACAAAAGATGTCCGTGCAATTGTTACGGATCTCTCAGCGGATGAGACGCAAATAGGCGCGCTGACCCTCTCCCTTGTGCCGTTCGTGGCCGAGGGCGCGGAGAAATACGCCGACCTTCTCACCCGCGCCGCCGGGTATGGGGACAGCAGCTTCAACCGCTGGGCGGTCTATGTCGGCTTGAGCGAAAACGCAAGTGACGGACTGCCCCGGCTTGTTCTGGAGCAAGTCCCCGCGCTAACTGACTACGATTACAGCATTAGGGTTGACGCGCCGGAGATTAGCGGCGACCTGAGTTTTAGCCAGTCGCTTGACGAGGTCTGGAATTGGATAGCGGTAAGGTATCAGGATGCCAACGGGCGCGAGCTGTATGTAACCCCGGATGATGATGCAAACCTGACCGACGCTACCAGCGTAGCCGCCTACGGGCGGCGCGAGGCGTGGATCGACGCGCCCACAACGTCACTCACCACCGCGACCAACGCCGGGCGGCGCTACCTGGCGCAACACAAAGACCTGCAATGGCAGGCTAACGGGCAAGTGATTATCACGGGCGGGGTACGCGGAAAATCCTGGCAGTATGTCCCGGCCTGCGAAGTTTCGCCGGGCAAGCGCATCCGGTTTGAAAACTGGCTCAACGATCTGAGCGGGACGGGGCTTACTCTGCTTATCACAGGCACGACCTACGACGACGCAAGCGAGACTGTGAGTTTAGATTTTGGCGTGCCTGATACGCAGGACGTGTACACGGTCAGGCTTCAGCGGGAATTGGATACCAGGAGGGTATAACATGGCTAACATTTGGGACGGCAAAGCGTGGGGTATCGACGTAAGCAGATACCAGGCAAGCGTAAAAATCGCGCCGGGTGTGATTGATTTCGGTATCGCCAAACTTGGAGGCAGCGAAAACGGCGCGTTCGTGGATAGCAAATTCGCCGATCATGTTCAATCCATCTACGACGCGGGCGCCGTCCCCATGGCCTATTGGTACGTCGATAGCTCCTGGTACACCATGCGCGGTTACACCCTGGGCGGCGTGACCGGGCAGGTAAACGACAAACACCCCATCCTGCAAAAGATCATAGAGGGGCTGAGGGCTGGAAACGGATGGAAGGCGGTCAAGGCGCTTTTCTTCGACCTTGAGACGCAGGGGGGCGGCGATGTGTGGAATGCCACTTACCTTGAGGATTTGCGCAACCGGATAGCGGATCTGCGCAAGACCGGCGGCTTTCCAAATATCCCGCTGGGCCTATACTCGCGCGCCTCGTTCATCGAGGACCAGGCAAGCGTGAAAACCTGGCTTGAACAGCGGCCAGAGATCATCATTTGGACGGCGAATTATTCCAGCGCGACACCCGCCCTTCACGCTCCGCTGGCGCAAGTGCGCAAGGACAGACTGCCTATCCAAAAGCCGCTATGGTTTGGCGAAAATACCGCGAAGCCGAAACAATACCGCCGGTTTTTCCAATATCACGGCTCAAGCGCCTCGACGGCGGTTATCTCTTGCCCCGAAGTGCTGGGTGGGAGCGGCGCGCCGTCCGCCCTTGACCTGAATGTATGGGAGGGGACACCCGCAGAACTGCGCGCGGAATACGGCATGGGGCAGACAACCCCGCCGCCTGTCACCCCGCCGCCTCCCGCCGTGGGAGATTTGGCGGCGCTTACCGCGCGGGTTGACCGGCTTGAAAAATTCATGGCGACCGTAAAGGGGGCATGATGAAACTATCCAAATTGCTCACGGCTGGCCCGCTGAGTGGTGGCGTGACGCCGACCGGGTTCAACTTCGACCAGGGGAGCTATGCCACTTTTGCGGAGGTATCCGCCGACGTTTACCGCATCACCCCGCGCGCGCATTGGGATAGCAAATGGGCTTGGTGGGCTTTGCGGTCTGGAAAGTTTGCGGGGAAGACGCCGCATTTTTTGATTGCGAAGGCGGCACACTTCAACATGGTCAGCGGCGAGTGGCTGGCCTGTTGGGCGACGGCGGCGGATACGGATACGTGGTATCTGTTCGATAACGTCACCATAGGCGCGACGGATTTGGAGTTTTACCATAACACCGCGTTTCCTGGCGGGACGGTATATATCGCAGCTATGCCGATGTACCCGTTCTCGCGCACGCAGAGGATGGTATCCGAGTGGGGTGCGTCGAGCCTGGCGGGGGAGACGGATAGCACGACCAACTATATCCTGGGCAACGCGACGGCGCGGGATAACGGCGACGCGAGGGGGACGATCCCGGCCCTGCCGTACTATGGGATGCGGTTTGCAAACGCGACCGCGAACACCAAAAACAGCGTCGTGCTTGCCAGCGGCAATCACCCATCTGAGAACATCGGGCGGTTTATGCTGGAGGGCGCGGTCAATTGGGCGCTCACAACCGGTTACAAGCAAAAGACGCTGATGGATTGGTGCGAATTGTACGTATACCCGTGCCTCAACCCGCAGGGTGTGTACGGTGGTTGGTTTAGGTCATCCCCTGAGACACCGACCGAGGACAACAATAGGTTATGGAATACGACCGGCACGAACGAGGCGGTCGACGCTTTCAAAGCAGCCTGGACGGCGGACGTATCCGATACCATCGGCGTAGGGTTTGACTATCACTCCTGGATGTCCAACGATGGCAATAAAGGCATCACCGGGGATAGCACAACTGCTCTATGGGTAGCATACATCGCGGCGGTACAAGCCCTGGACGCGACCTATACCCAGCGCACGGATGATACAACCGCTTCGATGATCTTCAACTACTGGCGCAGCTTGACTACCCAGATGGCTGGCGCGCCCGACCACGGCGGGGTGACGACGCTGGGGCCGACGGAGTGGAAACAGGCCGGGGCGCGGACGATGGAGGCCGTGGCGGATATGTTGGCGGCGGGGCGGTTTACCAATAATCCGGGGGTGGGTAGCCGGGATTTCAATGGCACGACCGACCGGATTGATTTTCCCAACGCCTATAACCCAACCGGACACGCCACCACAATATCGGCGTGGATATATACAGAGGGAGTAGCCGACACTAACTCAGACTACATACTTAACATCCAAAACGCGAGCGATGCCGCATATGGGCTAGTGTTCTATGCGCGAGATAGTTCGGCGGGATCGTGCCGCCAGCTTGGTTTTACCGCAAACGGCGCTACCGATATTTTACGGCTTGGGTCTGTGTTTGCCAACTTTGCGAACAGTTGGCATCATGCCCTTGTCACATGGGACGGCGTTTTCAACAACGCGACCGGCATCCATTTATACCTGGATGGAGTAGAGGCAAGCGGTTATGACGTAACCACGAACGGGGCGACGCAGGATACCCACACGGGGAGCTATTGTCTCGGTGGCCGCACAGCAGATGACGCGCGAAACTGGAACGGCAAGCTGGCGCAGGTCGGGGTATGGAATACTGTTCTAACAGCCGGGAATATTGCCAACCTGGCGGCGGGGCAATCGCCGGATACCATTTCCAGCGGCTTGCAATTTTACTGGAAGGGCAACACGTCCAGCCTCACCGCCTCGCCGGGCGGGGATGGCACGGCAGACGGCACGACACAACTAACCGGGGCGGGGACAGGCCCGGCGATTTATTACGCATAGGAGGGAAATATGGGCACAAGGGCTATTACCTGGACAATCAACTATCCCAGCGGCGAGCCGTGGAGTAACGGGGTGGTGACGGCTGAGTTATTGCAAGGGTTTACCACGGCTACCGAGGTCTACCCCGCGACAACGACAACGTTTACCAGCGACGCCGACGGCACAAACCCGGCAGGCTCCGCGCTTGGCGTACCCGACAGCGGCACGGCCTACTACAAGATCACCAAACCCAACGGCACGAACTTCCGCGTCTACCTCGCGGCGGGCGCGGCAGTTGACCTTGTTACGCTTGAGACCATTGACGGGTCGAGCGTGGCGCAGGATGACCTGCAAACGCTCATTGACGCGGCGGAAGTGTACGCCATCACGGCGGTCAATGCCTTGTACCAGGCGCTTGCCACAGATGAGTACATCTACTGTACCGGGACAACTTACACAGTCACCCTCGCCGCCTGTACCTTAGGCACGACAAAACCGCTGATCATCGAAAACCGTTGCTCAGGTAATGTCACGGTTGACGGCTCAGGGTCCGAGACGGTCAACGGCGCGGCTACCCTCACCCTCTACCCGGGCGACCGGCGCGCGTTTATCCCGATTGCCACCGGGGCGTGGAGCGCGTAATGAGCACCACCATACGCAACATCATTCCCGGCATTATCGCAGGTACATGGCAGGACGTGACCGCACCCGATACCGCGTTTAGCTGGCTTGCCTTCACCCCGCAGATGAACGGAGGGCAATTCCGCGCGCGCCCGGATTGGACAATTGACGCAGATAGGCCGACGGGCAAAGCCTACTATGTGTCCACAGCTGGGAGTGATAGCAACGATGGGTTGACGGTAGGCGCACCCTTGCGCAAGATTGCGACTGCGCTGGCGAAGGCTGACGTTGATGTGATCTACGTTGCCGCCGGGCTGTACGGCCTGACGAACGGTTGGGGGACTGCCAACCAGACGCGCAGCGTGTCGGTGATTGCAACCGGCGGGCGGGTGGTGAACGGCAATTTTGCCGAGGCGCTCACCTGGGCTAATCAGTCGGGGGCGGGGCTGGCCAACACTTACCGGACATCGCGGTCATTGATCGGCTCTGTGTGGGATCGGGGGGTAGTCGATGCTGAAGGGGATTATGAGAAGCTTACCCTGGTAGCCGATGCCGCGACGGTTGACACAACGCCGGGCAGTTGGTACACCGACAATACCTATGTGTGGGTTAGATTGTCCGATGACCGCGCGGCGGATGCCAATGTACTGTGCATGTTCAACAACGTACAGGCGTCCGGCAAGTTTTCGGGCTCTGGCACGGTCTATATCGAGGGCGTGGATTTTGTCGGCGGGTGGACGGTCGGCGGGTTCTACCTGCTGGCGACCGCTGGCGCAAGCCCAACCGGTTATTTCAATGATTGTACTTTCAAGTATTCCAACGCCAACGGCCTGACGGCGGTTGGGGCGACGGTCTACTGCCAGGATTGCACGGCGGCGCGCAATATCGATGATGGGTTCAACTACCACTATCTAGCCGGCACGTTCTTGGGCCGGTCTGTGGAGATCACCTGTACCGGGCGCGATAACGGGCTTGCGGGGGACATCGATAACGGCTCCAGCATCCACGACGGCGGCTCGATTGTCCGTCTCATGGGCGATTACGCGCGCAACGTCGGGCGCAATATCCATGACGTGACCAGCGGCACAACGTCTTGGAACATGGGCTGTAACGCCTACGACAGCGCAAGCGCGGTCAATGACGCCAATTGGGCAGTAGGCACGGGCGGGAGCGACACCGCTAAAATGTGGCTGGACACCTGCCGGTCAAGCGGGAGCGCAACGGATATCGAGATTGCCGCGACTGCAGCGGCCTATATCCACCAATTCACGGGCGGGGGAGTATACAGCGGGACGCCGATAGCATACTAACACACGATAGCCGGTAGGAGGGCAACAAACCGGATGAATAACCAAACACCTGAGAGGCTAAAACTCGCGCGGGAGCTTGCAGCACTCCACGCGGGCGGTCTATCCTATTCGCAGATTGGCAAAATGTACGGCATGACGCTGGACGCGGCAAAAGGGATGATCTATCACCACCAGCGCAAAGGCACGCCGCGCGAGTTTCAGGTCATTGACCTGGGCGCGCCGCTTGAGATTGTCGGGGATGCTGTGATTGTCGGTGACGTGCATGTGCCGGCGACAAACTGGGATTTTGCGCACCTTGTGAGCAGAATAGGCGAAAAGTTAGGTATCACCACCCTAATAATCGCGGGTGATTATTTCAACATGGATCACTACAGCCGCTTTCCCCACATCACCAACCCGCCCACATGGGCGCAAGAACGGGACGCGGGGCGGTTGCTGCTGGATGATTGGATGGAGACATTCCAGCGCGTGTACATCCTGGCTGGGAACCACGAACGCATGATGCAGAAGGCCAACGAAGGCGCGTTCGAGAACGCGGATATATTTGCAACGTTGACCACCTCCGCAAAGGTGACAACTTCAAACTTTGGCTACTGCCGCCTATCCAGCGGCGGGCGCGAGTGGCGGGTATCACATGGGCGCGAGTACAGCGTCAACCAATTGACGGTAGGAGCAGAGCTTGCGCTCAAGCACCAATGCCATATTATCTCGCACCACCAGCACCATGCCGCGGTTGGCCGGGACAGGTATAAGCGCTACTGCGTGGTCGATAACGGTTCTCTTGTCAACCAGGATCACCTCGCCTATGTCACGATGGATGAGAGCAAAAAGCCGAACATGGCTAACGCGTTTGCGGTCATCCGCGAGGGATACCCCTACCTGTTCGACGCGGCGCTGACCGATTGGGCGTACTGGCTGGGCAGATAGCAAAACCCCGCCGGCTGGCGGGGCTTACTGCGTAGGTTACAACCGTGCTCATTATCGCAGTAGCATAAGCACGATTAGCAATAGCGGATTACCGCTGGCGCTGTTGGGATGGATAAGTTGTGAGACAACAACAAGCGCTATTATTACCATAGCCATGATTATGATAGCCCTGGCAAGCATGCGAGGCCCGCGCCTGGGGTCAAGGTGGTCGCTCATTGGAACCACCGCAGCAGAACGCCAATCACGACAAAAATAAATACCCATATCGGCGCGCTACCGAGAACGCCATTGATACAGCCGCGCGCGGCGGCAAGTTGGTCGGGGTTGTCGGGTTCGTTCATTGCCTAACCTCCTGATATGCCTTGAAACAGTCCTTATCCAACCGCCCCGCGCGTATCTCTGCGTTGATTTGTGCGGCGGCGAAAATCTTGCCAACCGGGAATTGGTCATTCTCGCGCACGACAAGGTAATAAAACACGGGCCGTCCCACCTTGCCCCTCGCGCCGCCGGGTGCGAACCGCGCGCGCAGTTCGTGGCGCGCCGTGTTAGCGCACTCGCGGGACGGGCAGAGTTTGCGCCGGAGGCCGGTCAGGGCAACCCCGCAGATACGGCAGGTGTAACCGTTTGGCGTGGTCATTCGCGCCCCAATGCGCGACTGGCGCGCTGCCCAAAATCGAGAACGCACCCGGCTTCGGTTCTGGTATATGCTGATCCGTCACCGTCATAGTGACGCGCATCCGCGTACCACTCCAGCGCGGCGGTGAGGCGGGAGATTTCTGCGTCTTTCTGATGGATAGTATACACAGCGCGGTTTATTTCTGCGGTATGCCTACGAAGAAACTCAGACAA